TAACAAGTGGTAATAATGTTTTAAATTTCTTTTTCTTTGTTCTCTCAAGTTGTTGACTATAATGAAAAGACCTGTTAGCAATTGGTAGCGTCATTGAAATCTTAAATGATTTAAAATAGTGCTGATTGTTGAATTCAAAAGTTCCCATTTCTAAATCTGGTTCCATTTTTAAATCAGGAACGTGAATTCGTAAACCATATTTTCTTACAAAAGAATTATTAATTGATATATTAGTGTATCCATTATCAACCGCTAACGCTCCATTGCCAATCAAATTAGATAAGAATACGTATGATTCGGGAGATGCATTAAATTTGTCTGAGCCTCCCTCATTAATTGTACCTTTGTCACCAGATGGATAATGAAGTATTCTATCCAATTCTGAGAATCTGGCCATATTTGATACTGCCTCATTGACAGAATGAGAGACCACATTAAATGAGAGACTGTAACTTAGAGCGTAGTCCGCCATCATTTTTATAGTCACCGGTAAAAAGAAACTTTCTAGATCCTCGTAATCAACTTTAAGACTAACTTGTAAATTTTCAATAAATCCTTTAAAAGTTATAAGTCTTTTAGAAACTCTTCCCTTGTTAATAAATTCATAATCACACAAGAAACATAATACGGCGCTTTTGTTTACAGCATATTGCTCACTACCATCAATGCCATGCTTATTGGCATACGGATTGTCGTTGCCAAACTCTTGAAGCTTGATTTTATTGTAAGGTGCTGGTTTGATATTCGGGCGATCAAAAAAGGCCATGATTATAAGCCTCCTAGTCTTTTATTAACTACCTCGGTGATAAGTGTGTTTAATTTTTCTTGTCCGATATAAACATTTACTTCTGGTGTTGGAATATTGATCTCTGGTATTTTGACATCAACCGTAATGTTCTCAGAAGAGAAGTTAGTTAATGTTCCACCCTTAGCAGATACCATGGATACTTTTGAGCCATCTGCCGTAACTGCAAAGAAGCTTTCATCATCTGTAAGGTTCTGTATTTGTGCAACCGCTGATACTGCTGTTTGTATTCCAGTACCAATGGCTGTAAAGCCAGCACCAAGTCTTTCAATCGTATCTGCCATTTGTGCTAGTGCTAAGTTAGCAATCAACAAAAACGGAGTAGAAAGCGCTAGAGAAGTTGCTCCAATGGCTACACCGGCACCGAACGACGCAAACGCTGGCCCTAACAGTGCCATAGCAAGGGCTAATTGTGGCAAGACATCCAAGTTCTCAACCAACACATTAAACATATCAATCAAATGCGGCACTGCTTGAGATACGCCAAAACCAACAAGAGCAATACCAGCACCGAAAAGTAGAGCGGCGGCTCCTGCTTTTATTAATCCGGTGGCAAGTGAGCTAAAGCCCTTAGACATCAGTGTTGAACCAGCAGAAATTGGTGCTGCGGTACCCCCCATCGCAGCACCTTGTTCAAGTTGTGTTACCGTTTGTAGTTTTTGTGCTGCTGCTAGCGCCCCTGTAGTTCCTGAGAGCGCTCCTATGACAGCGGACGTTGTTGCCATGACTTTTCTGACTTTAGAAATGACACCAGCGACAACTCCAAAAGTTAGCAAAATACCAATTGTGTTAGCAATCAGGGGCGACTGGTTGATAAAATTTGTAAAGCCGCCCACTACAAAACCAATACCTTGAAATATTTTTGTTAATCCAACGATAACGGGCTCGAAAGCAAGCCCAAGACCCAAGACAGCGATTTTAAATTGTTCTGCGATAGGAACAAACCTGCTTGTAAGATCATTTAAATCCTGCTGTCGAGCTTCTTGTTCCTGCATTTCAGTATTGAATTTAGAAAGAGCAGCAGGATCTCGCTGCATATTTATCAACCTTTGGGCCTCAGCAGCATCTTTCGCACCGATTGCTTGAGCGACATACATTTGTGTATAACGATCCAGATTTTCAAAACCACCAGAGGCAAAATCAATCTCTTGAGCCAACATAGCAAGGCGTTCATCTGTTGACATGTTAATCATATCAACTGTGCTTAAGTTGGTTCCTAAAGCCGCGTTAAGGCTTCCAACAGCAACTGCTGCCGTATCAAAAGCATCAAATTTTTGTGCTATCCCAACTAATGATCCAATCGCAATACCAGTTGCTTTAGATTGCGCTTGAAGATTTATAAACACATCTGTGGTTCTATCTCCAAAGCCAATTAAATATCCATTTACGGCCTCAAAGTCTGAAAGCATTTTGGATGTAGTTATACCAATACCTGTCCCAGCAAGAGCAAGCTGTTTTGTCATGCGAGCAGAAGCCATGGGACTCTCACCCATTACTCTATTGAAGAAGTCCATTGTTTGGGCTGATTGATCAGCAGATACACCGGTTTTTTCAAGCAGTGCAACTGTAGATGCTAATTGTATGTTTGTCTCATTGGCGGTTGGGTTAAAAGCAGAAAAGTTATTTGCTAATGATCCCATTGCTTTACCCGCATCGTCAAGGCTTACACCGGAGGCTATACCAGCACGAGAGATAGCAGCCAAATCCATTTGAATCTCACCAGAAAAGCCTGTCGCCCTTTGGAAATTTGATGCGGCGGCATCTGCTGCGATGGCTACGGCGATTGTAGATTCCACTATCTTTTCTAGTAGTGATGCCGAAAGGTTTAAAAGGTTGAACGTGCTAAAGAATGAATCAGATAATATTTGTGCTCCCATACCAGTTTCTATTAAGTCGGACGCAAAGTCTGTTATATCACCTGCCATAGTTTTAGAGAAGTTCTGGGCGATCCCTAATTTACCAGCGATACCCCCAATAAAACTATCTGCTTTTTTTGATGTGTCTGTTATTAATTCTTGTTGTGCTCTTTGTTGAGCAATGAGTCTTAAAGCAGCCTCCTTGTATGTTAAGTCCTGATTAGCCAATATGGCAAGCTCTATTGATTTTTCTACTTGCTTTTGTTGCTCAGTAGAAAGAAGTTTCTCAATTGCGAATCCGTTTTCAAGTTTATCGATCTTTTGTGACAAGAGAGTCAAATCTTGTTCCACTAAGCCCGCTTGAATCCGAAGCTGTTCACTTAGATCACCAGCGATCTCAGCATCCTGTTGTCTAATCTTTAAGAGCTCTTTTTGCTTGGCAATTACAGTGTCAAGTTTCTCAATCGCCGCTGCTAGTTCTGCTGCTGATGGTGTATCACCTTCGGCCATCTATTAATCCTCGTCTGAAAATGGCCAGCGAATGCCGGTCTTTGATTCAAAGTTTTGGACCGCTTGTTGCAAGAGGCCTCGTTGTTTGTTTGTCATTGGATGATCTTTACCAAACTGAGCGTATGCCTCAAGATAATCTTTCTCACGGAGCAAAGCGTCAGCATAAGCCTTTACATCTTCAACCTCTCCTCGAATAACGAAGTTAAGCTTGTTTTCATGCTCCTCTTCTTTTAATGACATATTGAGAGCAAAGTCTTTTCCAAACATCTGTCTGAGAAGAGACTTTGACCATGAGCCAATCATTCTCAACCAACTTTCATTTAGTTGGTTCTTTTTTGTTAAATCAATTACAATCATAGCGGTGTCCTCTTTATAATTAGATCCTAAAGAAAAATGCTCTATAAAGAGCATTCATCGTCTTGACTTTTTCATAGCCTTTTCATGTTGTTCTTTTTCTTTCTCATATTCTTTGATTGTTCGTTCCAGCCACCACTTACGAAGTCCGACAGGAAGATTGTAAAGCTCAATCAGAGACCATGATCCATAATGTTTGAGAATGAAGAATTGTTCATAAACATTCTCCATATACTCATCGGTTAGGCCAAAAAAAGTCTGCCCCGAAAGGCACCTCCAGTTCCTGTTCAAATCCACAGGACGAGCAAGCGTAATCATCTGAAATCTTAACATCTGGAGAAGACACCTTATACGCACCTCTAAGGAAGATAGAGTCTTGTGCTGGCATGTTATCAACCGCATGATTAATCACTTTTGACTCTTTATAGCCATTAACGGAGACAACAAACTTTTTAAGTTGGTCTGAGACATTCTGCTCAGCCACTTTTTGTTTAGCATTCTTCTGTGCCCTCTTGACCATTTCTATTTCGTCTTGACCTCTGAGGAGTCTATATTCAACTACGAAGTTAGTAATCGGAAGGGTGACCTTGAAAAGACCTTGAGGTGTTACCTCAATATTGTATTTGTCATGATCTTTACCTTCATATATATGAGACTCATTTAGATCAAAATCATGCTCACCCACATTACCACAACTAGGACAACTTATTTTTGTGCTGTAAATGTTTCCATAGCCTGAACGTCTAGCAGCAATCAATATGGCATTGCGATCTCCAACAAGAAGCTCTCTTGCGGCAATATTCTTATCACAAATAACTGATTCGATCAATCTTTCAATCGCAAGTCCTTTTTTCAAAAGATTTCTTGAAGATAGAATATCTTCTTCTTTTGCAGTCATGTATTTAATCTCAATTGTTTCTTGATCATGTAGCGGATGTCCTGCTGGGTACCCTCTACCCTTTGATGGTAATTCCACATGTTCTGTCGGAGATATAAAATCTAATGGGTTTGGCAATGAGCCAACTATGTCCGAACCAGCGTCTCCGTGAGATCCGGTTCTTTTCTTATTATTTCTACTCAATTTTCACCTCGCTGTTTATTTTGAGAAATTTTGATATGTATTATCTACTATCGGCCTTTGTCCGCCTTTATTAAATTCAGCCCAGTCGTATTTTATTTCTAAAGTACACTCCACCAAATCATCTGACCCGTAATCTAGATCACCCCATGTAATGTTTGTTATGATTGGGTTAGCTAGTACCCACTCTTCTACAACAAGGGCATTTGGTAATTCAAGTTGTTGAGAGTTATTTCGATTTCTTAGAAATCCAGAGTCTAATTGTTGAATCCTTAATGTCCTGTTGTTTGCATTTGGTGCTGATGGATCTCTGTTGGTTGTTTCATATAATCCATTACCAAACGAGTTTGCAATTGTTGATGCTTTTTCGGGAGTGGTGATTGGTGTAATTGTATCGGGATTTTTTCCAATTGGATGATTTTCTTCTGTAGGAGGAGCATAGCCTGAATTATTTAACATCTCGGCAAGCATTTGTGATGTATCAAATTGATCTCCTTCTCCGTTCAAGTCAACAAATGTTATTGTTATGGGTTGCCACCTAACAAGACCCGGATAATTAAAGTAGTGATTCATCAAACGATATTCTTTAGTTTGAACTTCCACAGCCGGTTTTGTAACCGATTTTACATTAGGAAGAAAAAAGCTCGTTCCAAACGAAACGATGAAACGAGACTTAGTCTTAGGATGAATATTTGGACTGGTCCAGAAAGACATTTTTAGTTATCGTAGAATGTTCTATCTTCAGGTACAGTTCCAAGTTGAGCGTTAAATCCAGTTTGAGCAGCAGCGGCTTCAGCACCGATTTCGCAAACAGCCCAATCATAACGAAACTCAATTTCAATCTCTGTGAGATCATCATTATCATAAGCAAGTTCACCAAAGTTTACTGCCTTGACAAATGGATTCTTAAGATTCCATCTTTCAATTACTTGATTATTAGCGTCAATCTGCTCAATCAACATATAATTGATAGCAGCGGTTGCCTTACCTTTTGACATTGAAGCAAGATCTTCAGGAGATCCGGGCACTTGATATCCCGCTGCAACAACTAGAGCGTTGGTTTGTGCAACTGCACCGGGTGATACAGGATCAACTAGTGTCATTGAAATTGTATCCCATTCAACACGACCCGGAAAATAGAAGTTGTGATTAAGATATGAATGCTTTGATTCAGTAATCGTGTATGAAGGTTTACCAACCTGCTTAGCAAACCAGATGATATCTGCGTCATTCATACCCTGAAGGGTAATCTTAAACCTAAATCCTCTTTTGGGATCTTTTGATTGAGCGTTGTATTGTTCGGACCAAAAAGCCATTGCATTAATCTCCTATTATAATAATTATGCCGTTATACAAATTCCGCACCAGTATTGGTAACAATTAAGTCTACAACAATGTATTCAATTGCTCTGGTTGGTTTGATGAAGACCTTGGCGTATAGAATATTTCTATCAATGAGGTCTGCTGTTGTTGTTGTCTCATCGAGAACAACTTTGTAATCTGTCACACCAAAGTTTGCTTTTACCTCAGAGAGGACGCGCTCGGCTTGTGTCTTGAAAGACAACCAAGTAGCATTTACATTTGGTTGGAAAAGAAGTGATCTTGAGATTCTTGAAAGTTCTCCCTTCAAATAGATGAGCAATCTTCTAACATTAATTCTGTCAAGTGCAGAAGGTGTTGCTTGAAGAGTCTTTTGTCCGAAGATAACAATTCCCTCGCCCGGAAATGAAGCGATTGGATTGATGTTAATCTGGTACAAATCATCTCTGTTGCGAGCCGTTAAGGTTCCGTCAACATTTACAACTCTTGGTCCACCTACGCCACCGAGTGGGCTAAGTCCACCACGAGAGAAACCAGCAGGTGCGAACCAAAGTTCTGATTGTCGTTCTGAGTTCGCGAATGCGCCAATCGCTGCAACTGATGGAGGATTCCACACACGGCCACTTGCTTCGCCATTATTAGCAGCGACTTGCACCCAAGGATAGAATGCACAAGCAAAGCTTGAATTAAGTTTTCTTGATCTTGTGCTACTAATTGTGCTACTCAAGGAACCTGCAACTCTTGTTGTGCCCTCGGTCAATGGTTGATATCCGTTCTCAAGGTCAATGACACCAAGAAGATCTTTTCTGTCTTCGCACATTGAAATCACTTTGTCAGTGATAGTCGTGTTTGTAATGCCCGGTATCGCTAGTGTATTAGCAATAACTTGTTCAGAATCTCTGATTGTATCCACGGCTTTGATAAGTGTGAAGATACCTGTACTTGTTGCGGCTGTTTGGCCGTCAAGAGTTCCACCAGCGCTATTTCTGAATGGTTCTTTCTCGGTAATATCAAGACCATCAATACCACCAAACAATGGCATCATAAATTGCTTGATACCCAAAGTTGTAATAAGATCAGCAGCACCACTTGTTGCTGTTCTAGAGGTTCCAGCGACACGAGAACCGGATGTGTATGTAACTGTTCTTGTTGTAGAGTTTACAACCAAATCATCCATTGAGAAAACAAATGAATGCTCAAAGTCAGAACCCGGCGTGAAGCTGTTGACTCCAACGGGAAGTCTTCTTACATAATCTACATATCCGTCATCTGTAAGTGAATTGCTTGACAATTGCTTTGGTCTAATTCCATAGTATACATCAAATTCATCAACGGGGTTGCCCTCGCTTCCAGCACCACGAAGAGCGATTTTTGGAAAGCGAAAAGATGCTGTATAAGCAGTTGGAACATCGACAAAACGATTAGTACTTCCACCGTGAGCGGGAAAATTCTGGTTACCTTCTACGAAAGCACCAGCAAAATCAGCAGTGTCGGTGCCGTCTGAGGACACACCGATTGTAATACGGCTAAATGCATCGACTGGATCGGTGATTACAACATTATAAAATGGCCCTGCGGCGACGGCAGTGATTGTGACGGTACCGGTAGATGTCTCAGCGGCTTCATAATCATCCAGCGAATTAATCAAAGTGGCAACCGCTTGCGCAGTTAAAGTATCTGTGTTGGTTGTAGACGGATGAATTTCAGCTATCTTAGTAGTAGCATTGAAAGTTGTATCGGCTGCACCTGCTGACGCAACAAAATTAATCGTGTGAGCACCTAGTTCTGGGTGAGTGAAGACAATCTGGTCTCCAACAGCCAGTCCATCAGAGAAATCAATTGTTCTAGATGCAAAAGCGCCCGGTGTGGTATCGGTACCAAACACATTTGCACCGCTTGATCCATCAACTAAAGTAAATCCTTTTGGACGAACAGGACCGAGGAAACCAAATGGTACAAGACCCGAGGCGCCTCCGGCTTCAACAAGACCACTAACCTCAACTCTAACATAATTTGAGTTATTTGGTTGTTGTCCAAGTGCAGTATATTTCTTTTCAGTGTCTGACCAAGTGAAGCTGGTGTCACCAATTCTTGTAACAATGTAATTATCTGAATCAGGGTTGAGGTTAACTCCTCTAAATTCTTCTACGATATTTCCAGCGAGATCTGTGATCTCAACATTAAAACTAGCATAGTTATCTAAACTTGTGTCAACTGGTAAAGTAATGTCACTAATACCAATCATAAATTTCTTTTGTATGCTGTTACCACCATGCAAAGATATAAATCTGAACAGCTTTTGGTTGCTTGATGCTGGATCAAAATCTGCTTCTGCGCCTTGGTCTTGAGCGATTACAAAACCGGTTTGTGCGTATTTGTGTGATTCTTGGTGTTCAAACCAATCTACAGATCCACTTTGCAGTGGTAACAAAATACCGTATACTTCACCAGCAGCAGTATTTGTAACCGTGTCAGCAACAAATCTATCAAATGTTTCACCTAACCAGTAAGTCTTTCTATTTTCTGAAGTTACCAAATCTGAGTTAGTTCTAACAGGATTAGTATTAAACTGGCTTCGGATGTATTTTGAATTATCATCTCTATCAAAATTGAAAGATATTTCTTCAATCTTGGTGTTGCTTGTATCAAAAAACGCTGCTTTAAATTCTTTATTAGCGCCTTGAGACTTAATCAAAGTTCCAGCAGAAGAGGTTAATGATCCAGCAGTCGTAAAAGAATCCGCTGTGGTTCCACTTAACGTCATATAGCCAGAATCGACATAGAAAACAGCAGCAAGCGAACCGGTCGTATTGGTGGCATCTACAGCACCAGAGTTAACTAAAAACAAGCCGTATGCGGCTGAATTGCTTGATGGGTCAATGTTTGGTCCACCATTTGTTAAAGTCCAGCCCGGCTTTTTAGCGCTAACAGGACTAATACCGCTATCATCACCAAGCAATCTTACAAAGGTGACTGGGGTGGTATCTGAAGCAAGGTGTGCTTGCGCAGCGATACCAGCATAGTTAGGAGCCTGAACAAAGCCTGCTCTCCATACATCTTGATTACCGCCTGCGGTGCCAAGTGAAGGCGCTCCAAAAATATCAACAAAATCTTCATAAGATCTGATTCTGATCGGCTGCATTGCTGGGCCTTGGGGAGAGCGTCCGATAAGGATTGGACCTGCTTCAATAGTTTCAGCCGGAAGGACTGAGTTGTCAACCTCTCTGATTAATACACCGGGAGACAAGAAATCAAATTTCGTAGCCATTAAAATATCTCCTATAATTTAATGTTATTCGTAGTAAATAGTTATTTAAATGCTCAATAACCCAAAGACATATTAATCAAACAAATTTCTTGTCATCAGCAATATTTTTGACCAATCTCTCTCCAACAAGCTTAACTTCTACTATATTCTCTTTTGTGACGACTACGGGCTTTGCATTATTGACACCTTCACCGTGTACATATCCCAGAACTTTTACGTCAACTTTGGTTACAAAGAACCTTTCATCTTCGCCTAAATTGCTGGCATTGCTCTCCTGTCCAAAGTCTGGCTGGATAAACGCCTCATAGCGATAGCCGTTCTTTTCAAAGACAAAAGAATTGATTTGCCCTGTTCTCGCTATGAATGGAATGAGTAATTCATTCATCTGTTGTTGATATTCTGCTCTTATGTTTACTGAATAGTTTATTGACATGTACACCGGTATTGGTAGATACACCTCTTCATAAACTAATTTCTTTCTAGACGTGTATCCGTTGTTATTAACACCAAGAGTTTTTTCAGCCAATTCATTTTCCATAAACTCTGAGGACTTAACTTGTTTAAGTTTTCTACCCACAAGGTAAGAATTATTTTTATAACCTCGGGCTCCTGATAGCGGAAGTTGATAGTTGGCCTGATAAGAACCCTTAAACGATGGGTCCTTTGCAATTGCACCCCTATCAACAGTTATTAATGGAAGCTTCAATCTACCGCTACTATCTCTTAAAGTAACATCATTCTTGATCTGAAACGCACGCTCAGATGAAAGCCATACCACTGGAACCTTCTTGAATCCACCGTTTGAGGTTACGTGAAGATTCAAAACATCATCAATAAATTCATAAAATCCAACATCAATGTTCTCTAAAGTTGATCCTTGTATTGGATATCCGTCTGTTTCAATTGCCATTAAATAACCCATCCCTTGCATCGACACATGTAGCAGTAACCTCAAAGCGATGTTCTATTTGTCCAAACAGTTGCTTTGGTTCATTTAGCTTCACGATCTCGTAGTAATTATCGCCATATCTAACAAAATCACCTTCACGAACAAATACGTTCTGATCATCGGTTAATCTTCGTTTGTGAAAATTGACAGTAATTCCTACTGATTTGTCAACGCCTATGTTATCAAGAAACGAAGTTTCAAGACCACCATACTCTACAAGAGCGTAGACTCTAACGGGATGTAAAAATGTTTTTTCTATGGCCTCGCCATATACAGGATGAAAATTAGTTCGATCAATATCAATGGGGAAATAAAGAATCTGTTGGCCAATGACTCTCTCGATGATCTCGTCGTTGACTTGCTTGACGAGGTTTCTTTCCTTCTCTCCAAGAAAGAGAGGAGGTGGTGGAGATGCTGGTTTAGACCATTTGTTGTCCGCCATTTATTTACCCTCGTAGCATACGAACTTTCATTCGTTGTTTATTTTCATTTGTATTTCTATCTTTAAATCTCTTGAGAACATTTTTAATGAAGATCTCTCCTCGCTCGGTCTCCAAGGCATCATTGGCTGTATCACGATTGTCAAACTCTGTCAACCAGACCTCAAGGGCCGCTTCTGATTTCTT